CTCCAGCCTACCTAAGTCAAGGCCGTAGACACTACGGGTCTTGTTCCACTCTTCAGACTGTAACTCCGGGGAAAGGACATAGACTTCGTTGCCTTTACGAAGAGCAATCAGATTAGTTTTAGGAGCTAAAGGGTAAAACCTGTCTGGGTTAGTACCGACAAGAGTGTACTTAGTCACCTTGCTAAAGGTTTCTACGATGTCTCCATCTCTCATGATTGGCATCACTCACCTCCTTTGGTTGGAAGATATACAATGAACTTGCCCCACTCCTTACGAATAAGGCAGTCGGAGAAGTAAGGTTCAGGCATTGAATCGACCCAAGCCATAGCTTCTTGACGAGTAAAGAACTCTTTCAACTTGACCATCACTCACCTCCCTTTCTTGCTGTACAGTGAGGACAACGCCAAGCTTCATAGTCAGAATCAGTTTCGTCTTTTACGAAAGACCAGCCTGCTTTCTCAAGCTCCTTTACAGTGTCAGAAGGATCGTAATCTTGGATATCTCCTGCGTAAACGAGGAAGTCTCTCTCACATTTACCTGAAATGTACTCTTGGTAATCGTCAGAATCCTCCACCTCTTTAGGAGGTACATAGCTACACCCCAACCCTATGTGTACCCAATGGTTTCTAAAGTAAGCGTCTATGCTTTTAATCTTTTGATCGTAGCTCATCACTCACCTCCTTCATAGACATCAATCACATTAGGGTTGTCTGGAATGTTCTCCAGTGCAGCGAGTAGGTCTATGACTACAGAGTGAAGCTTTATTTTCTCTGACTTAGAGACAGTAAATCTAGTGTATTCAGTGATGTCGCCTGAAGCGTTGAGCCGTAAGGGCATGTCTTTTGGTAGGCTAGACAGTATTTCTGCCAACTCTTTTATATGATCTATGCTTCTCTCTAAACTAATAGTGACCATCGTGGTCCTCCGGTTTCGCTGGGCTCCAGTGCCAAGCTGAAGACAATATAACCCCGGACTATCAAAGCTGTCAAGCCTGAATCTACTGCGTAGATTCCGTGTGCGCTACGTCTACGTCATCCGTGTATGACCCTGCTTCAACGTCATCACAGTCCTCTTCACGCACAAGCTTGCGTATCTGTATGCCTGCTGATGCCTCCAAAGGTACGTCCCTGTTCCAGGCTTGGTTGAGCATGCGTGCGTACTGACCTCTGAATGCACGTTCGATTGAGCCTACCTCTGACCAATCCGTACAGAATCCTTGGTTCCACCACTGAGGAACTAGTCTAGATAATAAGGTGACGCCTTGCTGATAGATACCTAAGGCTGTCTCCCTGTTTATGATTGGCGACCTATACTCTAAGAGTCCTGCAAGCTCTATGATTTGAGAAGCATCGTCAGCATCTAAAGCAAGTACTAAAGAAACCATAAGGGCGTGCTTCACATTAGGTACTGCTGGCATAAGTAAGTCGAACTCACGCCATGCTTCGCAGACTCCTTGAGCATAGTGCTTGCTCGTGCGTGTGTACCCGAGTGCGGCTGCGTCTACGATGCGTCTGTTTGTGAGCGCACGTACCAGTTTGCGGTAGCGGGTGATCGCCTGCGCACACACATGGGATTCTACTTTCGTAGTAAGGGAATCTAAAAGGGTTCTTACAATTGAATCCGCCCAAACGCGCCGCGTCTCCTCATCCAATAGCTCAGGAGACTTCACAGATATAGGCATTAGTTTGCCAGGGAATCTCCACAGCCTGCCCCGCACACCCAGAAAGAACTCTCTTCTTCCAGGGATTACACCAACCCAATAGGTCTGCATCCCTACTTGAATATGACCAGCACTAAGGATGTCATACCTTCGGGTTTTCTCCCCCTCTTGCAAGAAGTAGTACCCTATTGCAGCACCATAGTTGGTAGGGCTTTCGCGCCCCTGCGAGTATCTCTTCCTACAAGAGACACGCTCCGGTGTACTACGGCCCCTCACTTCACAGGCTCGCCAGAACTCTTGCCGCACTTGGGGCAATAGATGCCACCTTTGTAAACAGAATCACACTCTACGCACGCGCGTTCAACAATGACAGGTGTGATGTCCATGCCCATCAAGTCCAGGCACACATCACCATTTACCTTGAGTGTCTTCTGCAAACGACATAGGTGCTTCACTGTTGGTGATGCTTTACCTGTCTCCCACGCTTGATATGCGGGCTGAGAGATGCCAATCTCGCTTGCGACTTGGCGTTGTGTGAGGCCTAGCTTCTCCCTTTGAGCGGCCAGGTAGCTTCCAAATACAGACATTGCTTGACTCCTTGTTGGCTGTATGATAACCGACAGCTATCACTGATGCAAGGGAGGCTCATTGATAGATTTAGAAAGACACGTTTTGGCTACCCTCTTGATGACAGGGGGTGCCGGATACGAAGATACAGAAGAGGAGATACAACCACAGGACTTCTCCTCACAACAACACCGGATGTTGTACACATGGATAGGTAGTTCGATTCAATCTAAGAAGGTGCCGGACCTATCGGTACTCTTGGCTGATTCAAATGTGTGCTCCGTTGTCGGAGGTAAAGACTACATACAGCGACTCGTCGCATACGCAGGGCCTCCTGCTTCGCTTCGCAGTTGGTGCATTAGTATTCACAACTCAGCACGCACACGCAAAATAGAAGGTGCGGCTCAGGAAATCATCGCACTGTCTAAGACAGACCTAAGTGCTGAAGACTTAGCCAAGCAATCAGAGCAGATAATGCTGGATGCTACGTCTGATAAGTCTTCTCAAGGACCACAAGCTATAGACTCATTAGTCTCGCAACGACTAAGGGACTGGGAAAGAATACAAGACGGCGACCTTATTGAGTACGTTCCCTCTGGATTCAAGACCTTTGATGAGCACTTCTTTGGTTGGCCTGTTGGCTACCCTGTCATCGTAGGTGGACGCACAAAGATGGGCAAGACTATGTTCATGCTATCCGCTGCTTTGAGGGGCGCACACACAGGGGTTCCCCAAGGGATACTCTCTATTGAAATGCCTGCCTCTTCTTTGATGGACAGAATCGCTGGTGTCAGTGCTGGTGTTCCTGCCTTTGCTGCGCACCGTGGCTCAGAAGATGAGATGGATAGGCTCTATGATGCACTCAATAAGCTTAGGACTTTGCCTATTCAGGTAGATGAATCATCGAGAAAGCTGTCATCTATTGAGTCATCCATCCGTAGGATGGTGAGGCGTGATGGTGTTCGGGTAGTCTGGCTTGACTACCTACAGCTAATCCGTGGAGACATCAAGACGGACAACGCTACCTTTCAACTTGAAGAAATCTCTGAAGCAATCAGAGCAATCGCGAAGAGTGAAGGCGTCTCCATCATAAACATGATGCAGTTCAACCGTGATGGTGAGCGTGTACGAGTGGACGGTAAGATGGGATACCCCACAACCACCGCGTTCCGTGGCTCAGACAGGCCGCTGTTCGACAGTGCTATAGCCTTTGGACTCTATAGACCTTGGCACTATCAGCCACCGATAGACGGGCTTACAAGCCAGCCTATGCCCAAGGAGATGTTGTCCGACAGGCTTCAACCACTTGAGCTTGTGTGTCTGGCATGTAGATACACGGCCCCTAAGAACCTTAAGTTTTGGGCTCGTCTTTCAGTCCAACAGCTTTTCGACGCGCAGGACCCAGGATTTGGCGAGCCAAGCTAGGGCGTCCATCTCGTTGGCCTAACTCAACAGCGCACTCACCTTCACCTCGCACATCATCTGCACTTAGGTGTGACAGGTCGCTGTACACAGTAGCGCCTTTGAGGCTGGTCTTCTCTTTGGAAAGTTCTTCTTTGTTTTCCCAGAAGTCTGAGAAAGAAAGACGAATCCTTATCCCCTCGAACATCTTCTGCCTTGCTTGTTTGAAGTACTCGTCCATTGCTAGCTCAATAGACTCAAGCCACTGTTCGCCCTGTGTATCAAACCAGTCCTGTATTTCCACGCGAATCCGATTCATTGCGTAATCTGTCACAGCCACAGGCATGGGAGTCCTGCGCTTCCACGCCAGGTACACCTTGCGCAACCGTGTGTCGGATGCGATGCGCTTGTCGTGAGGTGTGGCCTCACGCAACAAGCACTGGTTGTCTGCACCGTGCTGCGCGAGAATGTTTTCCCACCCGATATTCCCCTGTAGTTTCGGTACTTTGCGTCCTTTCCAGGTTCTCTTTTTGCTGGTCATGCTTGACAACTCCAGGCTATCTCGATAAGTTGCTGGTCAGCTTTGGGATTCGATGCACAAGGTAAGAGTCTACATGGCGGCAACAGGTAGAACACTTGTTGATATAGCAAACCACGCAGGGATGGACCCTGCTGAACTAAGGAGGATTGCATCTGGGAAACGCAAACCCGGAAGAAGAGTAAGACAGAGGATAGCCCACGCTATGGGCATCACACTACAAGAACTCGATGCAGACATGGTTGTCTTTGCATCACGAATAAGGAAGTCTAATGACTTGGAAAAAGATTGAAGCAATTTTGAAGCGACCCTTTGATGACCACGAGATTAACTGGAAACTAAAGACCGTTACCAGCAATGGCAAAGCGCTGCTGCTTGCGTACATGGATGCTCGTGGAGTTAGAGATAGGCTCGACGAAGCCTTTGGTCCACACTGGAAGACCAACTACTCAGCAGGTCCAAGTGGCGGTGTCATGTGTACACTGTCAGTCAAGTGGGATGGTGAGTGGATCTCTCGCTGTGGGATTGCTGAGAACACGAACATCGAAGCAGTAAAGGGAGGAGCATCTGATGCCCTCAAGCGAGCCGCCACTGCCTATGGCGTTGGACGCCACCTGTATGACCTAGGGTCTACGTTCGCTACCATCCAGAAAGACGCTGACTACTCAGTACCTGATGGACGTAGAGTCTATTGTAAGGGTAAGGGGTATGCTGTTGCACCAAGCATTCGCCAGCAACAACCACATCTGTTTGAGTCTAAGCCCAAGCCTAAGGCAAAGGCTAAAGCAAAGCCCAAGGCGGAGCCTGCGGTTGAGCCTAAACCTGAACCTAAACCAGAGCCAGAGCCAGTCACCCTGGAGACGGCAGAAGACCGTAAGCCCAAGCACATTGCAAGGCTAAAGGCTGTATGTCAAACACGACAACTAAGCCGTGAAGAAGCCAATATGTTTGTTGGTCTTTGCACTGCAATCTTCAAGGACGGTGTGCTTAGTAGGCCAGGGCTTGCCCCTCGTGAACTCAAGAACGCTAGCCCTAAGCTTCTTCGTATTGCTGTAAGGAAGTGCGAGGAGTTGGACAAGCTTGATGACATGGAGTTTCTCGACAAGCTCTGTGCTTATGAAGACGCTCTCCGTCCACCAGGAGGTGAGTGATGCCGCTAACCTATGTACCGCCGAAGAAAGCATTTGGGATTCGCATCATGCGTAACGGGGAAGGAATACAAGTGCCTTGGATAACCGACCCTTGGAAAGACCCCAAAACTTTCGACGGCCACTATACAGAAAGTATGGATGTGTACCACACCTACAAACACAACCGTCTAGGTTACCGCCATGACTATCGGTTTACCCTCGACAAGGACGAAGAAGAGGACAACGAGTTTGACCTCCGTGACCTGCCCAATCATGGTCCGGGGATGGGGTTTAGATTCTACGACCTTCTACAAGAGGCGCTGGATGATGGACTGGTTCGCATCAAGGGCAAGAAACTAATCATCGTAGGAGGTGAGTGATGGGAAAGCTACTGTTAGTCTTTCTGTTGTCTTGCACTCCATCAAAGCGCAAGTGCAGGACGGTATTAGACACGCTTCTCTGTTGTCAGGATGGTGAGGTGTTGGTTGTTCAGAGCACGGACTCAGGCATGGAGTACTATGGCTGCGTCAGGGAGGGTAAGTGATGCTACCTCCCGACCAAACAGAAAGGCTCTTGAACAGCATGCCTCCATTGCTTGAAGGCTACGAGGCTGTGTGTGTTGCCATCGCTTTAGGTGATGTTGACATGGCCTTCTATCTTGCAAAGCAAAACGCTAAGAACGCCAAGGTTTTCAAGAAGAAGCTTACTCAGTGCTTTGATCTCCGCGACCATAGGAAGAACAGGAAACCCGTGTAGCTACTACTAGTAGTACTAGTATTACTTACTTAAAAATTAAACAAATTAAACTTACTAGGAGGAGCGAATGTCGAAATCGAAAACGCTCTACGAAGACCCAAACGTAGTTGTCTTCGGAGGAAAAATAACTCAGTTCTTAGAAGGAAAGAACACACACGGCAATGAGAAGGTCGTAGCCAAACTGGTCAACAGCTACCAGGGTGGACGTAAAACATTTGATACTACCGTTGGGGTCACCGCTTACGGCAAGGAAGCACAAAGAATCAAGTCGCTGTACGAGTCAGGTTCTTATTGTTTGGTTCACGGTAGACTTGCTTCCAACAAGACAGGCGGAGTCTTTATTATTCCAAGCCAAGTGTATGATGGAGGCGCGGAGTAATGTCTTCAACAAGAGAAAGGTTCGTAGGGTTAGACAGCTATGATGTCTACGACATAGCACCCATGATGATTGACAGGCTCAATAAGCCTGAACCATTGAAGTGTGAGCATGACCTCAAAGGCATAGGAGCTAACGCTCTCCGACAACTGGCTGACTCCAAGGCGGGACCCCGTCTTAGGCTATCAGCTTCTGGCTCTTGCATCAGGCAGCTTGCTTACTCATGGCATATGTTTGATTCAACTGAGGATATAAACGCTGCATCTAGGATGACGTTCTCTGTTGGTGACCTAACAGAAAGCGTAATGGTTGCTTTGATTAGAGAGGTCTTTGCTTCTCTTGATGATTGTGAGTTGCTGTACACTGGTGACGACCAGTCTTCTGTGAACATAGAAGTACCCCTTGGCAACGGAAGAACCCTCAACGTAGGCGGCCACCCCGATGGCCTGATGATTCTTCCTGCTTGGCATAAGGACAAGCACGACTTCCACCCAAGCCATCGAGACGGAGACTCTAAGATACGAGCCATCTTGGAGGTAAAGTCCATGTCGGACTATGGCTTCAAGAAGTTTAGGAAAGAGGGGCTTACTCCTGACAACTCATACTATGGTCAGGTTCAAGCGTATATGCTGGCCCGTAGCATGATGGATGAGAAGCCCTGCGAGTACACATACATCGTGGCCTGGGGTAAGACCAGTGGCGCAAAGGATGCGGAGTTTATAGACAGAGACAAGACCGAGTGGAGGATGGTCCCACCCATCCATGGAGAGTGGGTCAAAGCTGACCCTGAGTATCAGCAACAACTAGTGGAGAAGTTTAGGTCCGTTGCATTGAGCTATGGACCAGACGATTTTGAAAGGCCGTATGGCCCAGGAAAAAAGGGAAAGCTAGGCTTCCCATGTAGCTACTGTTCCTACATGAAGAAGTGTTTTCCTGGTGTAGTAGAGAGAGCAGACTCAACCTTCTGGCGTGCTTACGCCACAAAAGTACAACCCTTCATTGAGGAATAAATAGAATGCTAAATGTAGTAATGCTTGTCGGCACAGTGAAACGAGAAGCACAAGAAATCATGAACGGCAAGATGCAGTCGTTCATGCTTACAACCTGGAACGTCAATCAGAAGACTGGCCAAAGGTATGAAACGCACCACGTCATTGACGTGTTGTCTCGAACCAATCTGCCACCAATGCACGTTGGTTCTAACGTCGCCATTCGAGGCAGCATCAACCGCCGTCAGAGTGAGAAGGATGGAGTGAAGACCTGGTTTACTTCTATCCTTGCCTTTGAAGTTACCGTTGGAGACGCCCCTGCACAGGCGTACAATGGGGCTAAGGCCAGTGCTCCTGCTGGAGCTTACCCTCCTGTGTCTCCTCCTTCTAATGAAGAAGAAGACGAGTACGGATTCTAATGTTGTCCGTTCGTGATACCATCGCTTGGCACACCCTTAGAGAGAGGGTGTCAGAAGTTGGCGGTAACAACACCGCAGTCCAATCTATTTTCGAATCGGTTGGGCTGCGGGTGTCGCCGTCAAAGCTCAAAGGTTGGCTAACAGGAGAGCGCATACCTACCAGTATGGTGGCTCCTGGTTCCCCTTCTCCTGGTGAGCGTCATCTAATCAACGCTTGGCTAGGAATACCTGATGAGTACTGGTGGACGAAAAAGGAAGAGGAAGAGCAACCATCTATCACTGCTTGGGGCTTCTTCCCCCCGGACGAACACGAGGTACTGGGCGGGTATTGACCCAGGTAAGAACGGGGCTGTCGTCATTATCTCTGACGATGGCTTCGAGTCTGCCTTCTTATTTAGAAGGTGCGTATACAACAACGATTGGCAGGCAGGTGAACTTGTCGAAGTCTTACGGAAGGTCGCAGACTTTAACCCCACAACAGTATTGGAAAAGCAACACGCAAAGCGAGGACAAGGACTATCATCCACGTTTACAACAGGCTTTGGTTATGGGTTGCTTATTGCTGCTGCTAGTTGCTCGGGCATCGAGTTCGAAATCTTCTACTCAAAGAAGTGGCAAGCTGTGCTGGCTGAAGAGAAAGGCGAAAACTCTAAAGAGAAAGCTTTAGATTTAGCCTACAAAACATTTCCAGAACTATATGAATTTACTAGAGCCAAGCACACCGGGTTGTCGGACGCTGCGTGCATGGCATTATTCGCAAGGAGTAGGGCGAATGAAGAGCAACGAGACGGTTGAAATAATCAAAGAGAACTGCCCAATAGAAGATGTAGTCTCACAATACACAAGGCTTACAGGGAGCAAGCCACAACTAAAAGGGATGTGCCCACTACATAAAGACAACAAACCATCCTTCTTTGTGAACACATCGAGGGGAGTCTTCTACTGCCATGGTTGCCACAAAGGTGGAGACGTAATCACGTTCGTTCAGGAGGCAGAGCGAGTAGACTTCAAGGAAGCTGTGATGTTTCTGTCTGACAAGTATGGACTGGACATCAACGGGTTCAACGCAGAGACACCACTTAGAAAGCAGTACCTACATAATCTTCAGAAGTACGCAGTATCTAATCTGTGGTCAGATGAAGGAGACGAGGCGCTTCACTACTTACGAAGCAGGGCTTTAGATGAAGACCATGTTGAGCTTCATGGCATTGGGTTTCTTCCTGACACGATACAAACTCGCATGTTGCTTCGCTCTCAATATGCTGACGAGCTAGGTCTAAGGCGACTTATTGGTAGGATTACTTTCCCTTTTTACTCAGGTGCTGGCTCAATCATTGGATACGGAGGCCGAGGCCTTACAGACAACGTCACGCCTAAGTACACGAACACAACCAACAACGCTCGGTTCCAGAAGAGCAAGTGTTTGTTTGGATTCAACGCAGCCAAGAAGCAGGACATAGATCTCGTTGTGGTAGCTGAAGGATACTTAGATGTCTTAGCCATAAACGAAGCAGGGATCCTGTCTGCCGTTGCTACCTGTGGTACAGCGTTGACAGAAGAACACGCCAAGAAAATATCGAACAGATGGAACGAGGTAGTCCTTTGCATGGACTCAGACCCTGCCGGAATATCAGCAGTGATGCGGTCTATTCCACTACTCTATAAGCATGGACTCAAAGTATATGTGGCTGAGTTAGAGCCAGGACAAGACCCTGCAAGCACTCCAAGAAGGGACCTACTCATAGCGATTCAAGAGTCCAGGCCAGGGTACGAGGTTGTCATTGACAACGTATCTACCAACCCGTTCGAGGCAGCAAACCAACTGCGACCAATCCTTATGAGCTTACCAGTAGAGGGAAGATACTCACTCTACGAAAGGGTAGGTGCAAAGCTAGGTTTGCCGCAGTCATTGTTTACCGCTCCGTCTACAGGTATGCCACCAGCGGTGGATGTTCTACAGCCTGCACCAAATCCAAACATGGATTACCTGCTGATGTTTATCATTCACAACAGTGATGAGATAGATGCTGTGGCTTTCTTGTCTCCGTCTGACATTAGCGACACCTGGTACAAGTGGGCTTATGAAAAGCTATACGATGGTGTTCCTGTCGGAAGGCTTATTGAACTATCAAGGGACAACCCTGTGTTTGCCTCAATGTTGTCGAGGCTCGCGAACACCAGGCCACCAGAAGACTTTGCAAGAATAGCTACACAAGCAGCATGCTTGATTGCAGCACAGTCCATAGCGAACCAGATCTACCAGGCGATCAACCAAGAGCCAGCAGACTTCGAGCTAATCAAGAGACTACAGCAAAGAAGGATGCGACTCATGAGTATGGCGTAACCAGGCTTGAAAGCGTGAAGGTGAGG